GGGCGACATCACCAGCCACATCTACCTCGCATGGGTCCAAGGCAAGCTCATCGACGCCCTCCCCCTGGACGTTGCGTGGCTCGATGAGGTGCGCCTCATGGATCCCGGCGTGGTTGACCGCATCGAGAAGCGTGTCCAGGGCTCCAAGTACGGCTGGATTGGGCACACCTCGACGGCCGGCCTGCCAGGAGATGCCATCGCCGTCCGCTGGGACGCCTCCAACCAGCAACGCTTCCACAACACGTGCAAGTGCTCCGATGGCGTCGACCTCGCCGAGGAGTGGCCCAACTGCCTGGGCATCCGCGAGAAGGAGGCCGACAGAGAGAAGCGGTACTTCCTGCGCTGCCCCAGGTGCGGCACCGAAATCATCGAACGGCAAAAAGGACGCTGGCTCATCCACAACGACATGGGCGACTACCCAGGCTTCGGCCCCAACCAGCTCATGACCCACCAGCCGCTCTGGAAGATTGTCCGGGCCTGGATTCGACCCGACCGCAATACGCTCGATTTCTTCAACCAGGTCCTCGGCCTGACCTACAACGATCCAGAAGCCTGCCCGCTCACCCCAGACATACTTGAGGCCTGCACGTCGAACGACCTCCTCTGGGCACGGCCCGGGGACGTGGTCAACACCGCGATGGGCATCGACCAGATGATGGGCGTCAACTACTACGTCATCAGCCAACGCACCGGCACCGGCAAACGACGCATCGTTCACCTGGAAATCGGCTGGTCAGACGATCCCTTCAAACGAGCCGCTGAGCTCATGGACGCCTGGGACGTCAACGTCTGCTGCCTCGAGCCCGCACCCAACTTCAACGAGGCACTGCGCTTCAGCCACCAGTACGAGAGCCGCGTCTTCTTCATCAAATGGCAGCGGATGAGCGAGTGGCAACTCGTCTGGGGAGACCGAGACGAGGAGACGGTCGGCCAGAAAGCCGTCGACCCAGACTTCAAGACCCGACACTGGGTCAAAGTCGACCAGGTCCGCATGTTCGACGCACTCGCAACCCACTGGCGAGAGCGACGCGTCGAGATTCCAAACCCAAGAGGCCTGACCCAGATCGTTCGGCACGAGCACGGTGGAGAGATTCAGGTCGAGATCTGCCAGGCCGTTTTTTTTGATCACCTTCAGCGAATTGCGAAGCGTCGACGAACCGAACGCATCCGGTCCGACGGAATCGTCGTGCCAGAGAAGACCGGCCGCGTCCGCTACTACGTCACCAAACTCGCACGAGCACCCAGCGGCTCGCCCCGAGCTCCCGTCATGGGAGCAGCTAGCGATCCGCACTTCGCCTTCGCCGAAATGATGAACCTCGTCGCCTGGACCAGGCTCGCAGACGCGACCTGGGAACCATCCGTCATGTGGATTTGAAGAGGAGTTGAACGTGAGGCGTTTCCTGAACTGGCTTCTACGCCGCCACCGGCCGGCACTCATCGAGGCACAAAGCGCGCTGGAGGCAGCCTCCGGCGCACTGACCACACTCCAGGCCGAACGAAGCAACCTTGAAGGACGACTCGAGGCCGCGACAAAAGCTGAGGCACGACTCCTCGCTGAACGAGACAAAGCCATCCTTGAGAGAGACCGCCTCGCAGAGCGGCTCGTCGAGCTCCAGCTCGCAGCAGGTGTACTTCTCGCCTCGATTGCCAAGACCGAAGAAGAGCCAGAGCAGACACCAGAAACACCACCACCAGTGCTCCAGGTTCACGACTATTTCTCAGTCCCACCTGAGGGGGCTCACGCGCTCGATGTTTGATGGTTGGCACGCCTTGCACGTTTTGGCACGTTCTGTCACGATCTTGCGCAGCACGCGTTTGCCGACTTTGCGTAGCAGGAGCAACCCATGAAGGTGTTTGAAGCCATCTCGAGTGTCCTACGGGGCTTTGAGGACGCCACCACCAGTGGTGACGCGCCGCACTTCAACCCAGTGCAGGCCCGCCAGATGATGGAGGCGGTTCTTCCGTCGCTGCCGTTCGTTGTGACCGGCTCCTTCGACAGCACGAACGCTGGCTTGGTCATCGGCCCCGACGCCGCCGACGACGTCACCAACACCGAGTTGGCCAAGCTGAGCAGCATCGACGCAGTCATCCTGCTCAACCAGACCGGCCCTGTTGGGATCCACGTTGCCGGGATGGCCGCTGGGATCATGACGGTCATCGCCGCTGCAGCTGCCATGTCGGGTGCCGGCGACGGCATCACCCTGGCGGCCAACAAGGTCACCGTTGGGGCGGATGGCGACATCAACCCGGCGGGTGCCGAGTCGGTTTCCTACATCATCATCGGTCGTTAGGTGACTCCAGGTGGCGCGTAACCGAAAGGGGAAGCGCCGCCGACGCGCGCAGGTCGCCGACGTAGACACTGGAGGGCTCAACTCTGATGCCCTCCAGGTTCTGGCCCGAGAACAACTCGGGCCAGGGCTCGTCGAGCTCGCCTCGCAGCTCGGGGGCGTAAACAGGCGAACCGAGGTGCTGTCGCCGAGTGCTCGGCGACAGGCGAGATCCTACGGCCGCGGAAAGCCTTCGGGTCAACTCGCGTTCAACACGCTTCGCGCCATCGGCGACGCGAGCTTGATCAACTCCGCCATCCACATGCGCCGCACCGACGGCATACGTGCGCTCGCCAGGCCCTGGATGGGCCGGCGGACAGACATCGGATGGCGAGTGGTGCACAAGCGCCACCACCACGAAGGCTTCGATGCCACAAAGGTGGACGGGATCGAAGAGCGGATCCGGCGCGTCGAGACCTTCGTCGATTGCCCGCACCCGGTCTTCGCTCCCAACACCGAAGACCTCATCATCCCTCTGCTGGATGACCGGCTCACCATCGACAGGCCGGTGATCAACCTGGTCTACGACAACCTCGGCAAAGAGCCGGTCACCATGTTCCCCGTCGATGGCGCCACCGTCTGGCCCGTCGATGTCTGGGCCGACCAGTTCGCAGCCGTTGAGGACCTTGAAGATCCACAGTCTCGGATGAGGACCCGAGACCGGGGCTATGTCAGAGCCAAGGAGGTTTACGGCGTAGATCTGACCACGGTGGCGTGGGTCCAGGTGCTGCCGGACGCCGGCCTTGAGCCCCACGAGTTTCTGACTGCAGACGAGCTCATCGTCTCGCCGTCCAACCGAACCAGCCGAATCGACCACTACGGCTTCGGGCGAAGCCCGTGCGAGCGGAGCTGGGTCGCGTCGACCATCTACCTGTTCGGCATCGGTTACGTGCTGGACTTCTTCCAGAACAGCTTCAGCAACATGCTGGGCACGCTCAAGGGCGTGAAGGAGACCGACGCCGTCACCATCGTGAACATGCTTCGGACTCAGCATCAGGGCCCGGGGCGCATGTTCCACACGCCCATGATCCCGCTGCCGCACAACGGCTCGATCGAAATGATCCCGACCCGTCGTGCGACCGCCCAGGACATGGCGTTCTCCGAGACGATTCACCACGTCGCCGGACTGGTGTGCGCCCACTACTCGGAAGATCTGGAGAGCCTGAACCTCCCCACCAACTCGGGTGGGAGGGTCGCCCTCTCGGCCCCAAACCGAGACCGGGTGATGGACATCAAGCGCTCGGAGGGCCTGGTCAACGACGGCCGGGCCATCTGCCGGATGCTCACCAGGGCCGTGGAGCGTATCGATCCGGACCTGATGGTCATCTGGGAGGGCATCGAAGACGAGGCTGAGGGCCAAGAGCTGGAACTCCGGGCGAAGCGCTTGGAGGCGGGCATCATCAGTGAGAATGAGGCTCGCATCGAGGAGGGCCGCCAGCCGTACGAGGATGCGATTCACGACCACCCTAGATGGCGGTCACAGAAGGAGATAGACAGCCGGCTTCGCGAAGAAGAGCAGGCTGTGCAACTCGCCCTGGCTGCCCAGGCTCCGCCTCAATTCGACGAGGGGGCCGGAGACTACGAGCCCGAAGAGGGCGACGAGCAACTCGAGCTGGAGCTCGACGACGACGAGGACCAGAAGTCCATCCCCGTCCTCGCTTGTGAATCTTCGGTCAGCCTGTGACCCCCCTGATCCAGCCGACCCACTACCAGGGCCGGATTGAGATCCCAGGGCTCCCGGCCATCAACGTGGAGAATCTGCGCGGAAGCATCCGCGAGGGCGTTGACGAACGGGGACAGGCCTGGCGGGTGGTCATGCCGGCCCACTACGGCGAGCTCGCCGGGACCACTGGGGCCGACGGAGATCCACTCGACGTCTTCGTCGGGGAGGACGCCTACGCCCCGTGGATCTACGTCGTCCACATCGGGACGGAGGCTCGGGACTACGACGAGTGCAAGGTCTTCGTGGGGTTCCCGAACGCGAGCTCGGTGCGGGAGTGCTTCCAGTCCGCCTACAGCCAGCGACGCGGCATGAAGTGGGGCCGCATGCGGAAGCTCAGCTACCCCCAGTTTCTCCACTGGCTGGAGGGCTACGGGCACCAGGGCGTCAGGGTCGAGGCCGGCCACGAGATCGGAAAGAGCAGGTTCGAGGGTGTCACAGCCCTGCGGCACTCGTACATCGAGCGCCTGCCAACAGGTAATCCGAACCACCCATGGCGCTACGTTTACCCGTCAGACAAGAAGCCGAAGAAGCAAGCTGAGGCTGCCGCAGAGGGCGAAAAGCAGACCAAGCGGGAGGTCAGCGCAAAGAAG